AAAAGAGGCTCAACAATCATTTTTCGATTGGAAGCCCGATGTCGTTTTAGTCGAGAAACGAGCATCAGGTCAAAGCTTACTTCAAGATCTACGAAGAGCAGGGATCCCTGTGAAAGAATTTACACCTGATCGAGATAAAGTTTCCAGAGCCCATGTCGTAGCTTCCATGTTAGAAACGGGACTAATTTGGATTCCGAATGAAGCGTGGGTCGATGATTTAGTTGAAGAATGTGCTTCTTTTCCTTATGGAAAGCACGACGATTTAGTCGATACGTCAACTCAAGCGTGGCAGCTGATACGAGATAACTATTTAGTTTCTCACCCGAACGATCCTGAAGATGAAGAATGGGACGATAAACCTTATCGAGTCATACAGAAAAAGTCCTTTTACAGTTAAATAAATATCGTTATAGTATTCGAATGGCAAGTATGTATAAAGCGACCAAGCCCATGCCGGCGAAATCTAGTCCGAATTATGCGAAAGCTTTAATCGAGGAAGATGATCGTTTCTATGACAAATATCCTAGATGTCTAAGAGATGATGAGATGCTCGTAGAGGCGATGAATAATCCAGGAAAAGAAATCACTAGCGATAGCATGCAAGAAACACCTATGGAAGTAAGTGGCATGATGGTCATTAAAATAAAGGGGTAGAGTTATGAAGAAAAAAATGGACTTAGATAAAGACGGAAAAATTTCGTCTTATGAAAAGAAACGAGGCATGGCGATTATGAAAGCAATGTCAAAGAAAAAGAAAAAGGGTAAGAAGAAAAAGTAATGCCTAAAAAATATAAAGGAACAAGATCAAGTTTAGGACCTGGTCCGAGTGATCGAGAAGGCGTAGAAACCGCAGCACGTGCTATGGAAGGAATGAAATCTAGATACTTAAATACGACTAAAGCTGAAACTTCTTCAATGGGAAGTGACGGAAGTAAAGAAACCAAAGAGTGGTTAAGTTCAAAGGAGTAAATCATGCCAGGATCAAGATATAAAGAATTAAAAGAACTTCTCGATAAAGCTGTAGAAGAAGATGATCAAGATACGATTGATATTATCGAGCCTGAACTAGAGCAACTTGAACCGGAAGATGATGACGATTAATGCCGGACAAGCAACCTCCTAAAACAAAGAAATATTTTCGCTCTACAAAAAGTGGAGCGGGTATGACGAAAGCAGGGGTAGCTCGGTATCGAAGAGAAAATCCAGGTTCAAAATTATCGACAGCGGTAACAGAAAAAAATCCGAAAGGAAAACGTGCCGCTCGAAGAAAATCGTACTGTGCTAGAAGTGCGGGTCAAATGAAAAAATTTCCGAAAGCGGCCAAAGACCCTAATTCTAGATTACGTCAAGCGAGAAGAAGGTGGAGATGTTAAATAGATCTTCTTTTCCAAAACAAATGAAAAATTGTAAAAAGAGAAAAACAAAAAAGAAAACGAAAGGCAAGAAAAAGTAATGGCTACTAAATTAGAAAACGAATTAGAAAAATTAAGAAAAGAAAATAAAAGATTAGATAGGGAAGTTACTAAGCTTCAATCGAAAGTTTCACAGAAAGACCAATCGTTAAAAGAAAAAGATTTACATATAACATTTTTAACTGATCGTCTATCCAATTGGGCAGATAAATTTTTTGAATTACGAACTAACTTTATTAATTTACCAATAGGTGAAAAAGTTAAGCTACAGGAGAAAATGCAAGGTGGCGAATGAAGATAACAAATTAGAAGATGTACTAGAAATAGAATCAGACGGTTCTATTAACGTAGACATTTCTGAAGGTGATGAAGAAGAGGAAGAAGAGTTTGTTAATCCTTATGAAACAGATCACTATGCAAACTTAGCTGAAGATCTAGATAAAGATAAACTAGCTGAAATTTCATCTGACCTTTTAAATAAATTTGAAAACGATAAGTCCTCTCGAAAAGATTGGGAAGATCAATATTCAAAAGGACTAAAAATGTTAGGTGTTATTTCAGAAGAAAGAGATGATCCATTCCCTGGTGCTTCTGGAGTTCATAATCCTTTAATGGCGGAAGCTGCAACTCAATTCCAAGCGAGAGCAATTTCTGAAATGTTTCCACCCGGCGGCCCTGTAAAAACACAAATTATTGGAAAAGTTACAGAAGAAAGAGAGATGCAGGCTCAAAGAGTTCAAGAATTTATGAACTATCAAATCACTCAGTTAATGCCCGATTACTTTAGCGAACTAGATCAGATGTTATTTAACTTATCTCTAGCAGGATCAGCGTTTAAAAAAGTTTATTATGACACTGCTTCAGATCAAGTAAGTGCTAAATTCATTCCTGCGGAAGATTTAGTCGTTTCCTACAGTACAACTGAATTAGATACTTCTCCTCGATATACTCAAATTATGAAATTAACGACTAATGATGTTAAAAAATACATGAAAACGGGTTTTTATCGTGACATTAAATTAACTTCAGCTTCAAATGATGATGAAGAAAGTCAAGTTCAACAGACTTTAGATGAATTAGACGGAATTAACCCTGGTAATAGTGATCAAACTAGACAAGTTTTAGAGTTTCATGTTAACTATAACTTAGGAAATGATGAAGATGACTTAGAGTTACCTTACATTATTACAGTAGATCGCTCTTCACAGCAAATTTTAGCGATTAGACGCAATTGGAAAGAAGATGATAAGCTACAAAACAAGCGAGTTTACTTTATTCACTATAAATATTTACCAGGTTTAGGCTTTTACGGCTTCGGTTTAATACACATGATCGGTGGATTACAGCATGCAAGCACGGGTGCACTCAGAGCGTTACTTGATAGTGCTGCATTTGCAAATTTAAATGGTGGATTTAAAGCGAAAGGTGCTCGAATTGAAGGTGGAGACATTACAGTATCACCTGGTGAGTGGGTTGAAGTCGAAGCTTATGGCGATGACTTAAGAAAATCGTTTATTCCACTTCCATTTAAAGAGCCATCACCTACTTTAATGCAATTATTAGGAATTTTAACTGAATCTGGACGTAGATTTACTTCAATTGCTGATGCTATGGTCGGAGATGCAGCTTCATCTGCTCCTGTCGGAAGTATTGTAGCACAAATTGAGCAAGGATCAAAAGTATTTAGTGCGATTCATAAAAGATTACACATGGCGCAGGGAAAAGAACTTAAATTAATCGGTGAATTAAACGGAGAATTCCTAGATAACGAATATCCTTACGAAATTATCGGCGATGAGAAGATGGTTAGACGAAAAGATTTCGATGGACGTGTTGATATTATCCCTGTATCTGATCCAAATATCTTTTCAGCAGCACAAAGAATCGCTATGGCTCAAACCGAACTTCAACTAGCTCAATCTGCTCCTCAAATTATCGATGTGCGTAAAGCTTATGAACGATTAGTGCGTGCTTTGAATATACCAGAGCCTGAAGAACTATTACTTGAAGAAATGGAGCCAAAAAGAATGGATCCTGTCTCTGAAAATATGGCGGTATTGAATCAAACTCCGATAAAAGCGTTTATGGATCAAAATCACACTGCTCACTTAGCAGTTCATCAACAATTTTTAGCTGATCCACGATTTGGTGGAAATACTCAAGCACAACAAGCTATCTTAGGTCCTATGTTAGCACACATGGCAGAACACTTAGCGTATCAATATAAAATGACAGTACAAAGTATAGGTCAACAAGCAGGAATGCCGATACAAATTCCTAACATAGATTTTAAAGACAGAGATAGTGAACAGGAAGAACTATCTCCAGAAGCAGAAAACGCTTTAGCGCAGTTTGAAGCACAAACAGCTCAACTTCTAGCTCAAAGTCAACCTCCGAGTGAAGAACAAGTTAAACAGCAACAACAGAACGCTAAAGATCAAGCTGAACTTCAGCTTAAAGCGAAAGAAATGCAGATAAGAGAAGCTAGGTTTGTAGAAGGCGTAAAGAAAGATGAAAAAGTTCAAGATAGACTTGAAAGAGAATCAAAATTAAAAGCACTAGATACAGCTATGAAAATGGCGGAAAGGAAAGATGCTGCAAAAAAAGAGTCTTAGGCCAACCGGAGAAGAAATAAGACAAGCTAAAAAATTTCTTCAAAATAAAAAAATAAAAACTCAAGTAATAAAACCTAACTTATTTGCGATGGCTTCAAAAGAAGTAAATAAAAATTATGATCAAACACTACAATCTATTTTAGAGGTACTAAATGCTAAAACTAACGGAAGCAATTCTAGAGGAAATAAAAAAACTTAGAAAAGATTTATCTGAACGAACTGTTAATCCAGGATTTGATACTCACGAACAATATATCAAAACTATTGGAATAGTTCATGGTTTAGATAGAGCCAGAGATATTATTAAAGATATTTCTGAACGATACATGAAAGGAGATATACTCGAAGATGAGTAATATTATCATGAATAATGATTGGCACACCGATAGTGATGTCGCTGATCCAAAAGAACTACCAATCCCGTGTGGATTTCGAATACTCATTCGACCAATCGCACCGATTAAAAAAACGAAAGGTGGAATTATCTTAACTGATAAAGCTGTAGAAGATCAAGCTTATCTTAATAGCAAAGGAAGAGTTCTTGCTATGGGAGATGAATGTTACGATAAAAGCCAAAAACCGTGGTGTACAATTGGCGACTATGTTGTATATGGTAGATATGCAGGAAGTAAGATTGACGTAGGTGGCGTTAAGATGCTCTTGTTAAATGATGATGAGATATTAGCAGTTTTACCAAACCCTGATATCTTAACAACTAAAGTATAAACACGTGGCGCACAACCACGCAATACATGGGAGGTTAAACCATGATAGACGAAGAACTAAAGGAAGTCGAGGTAACTCTTGACGAGGAAAAAGAAGAACAAACAAATCAAAATCCAATTGAAGAAGCAATCAATGCGCAACAGTTGGATAATGAAGGAGATTCTTCTAAGAATGCAGAATCAGAAAAGCCTGAATTAGAAGTTGAACTTTCTAATCTTAGATCTGAATTAGAAGAAATTAAAAAAGAGCCTTACTCGGAAAGAGTAAAAAAACGTATCGCAAAAGAAGTTGCTAAGACTAGAGCGGCAGCTGAAAAAGCAAAAATGCTTGAAGATCGTTTAGCTCGTATTGAAGCTTCTATGGCAGAAAAAGAAAAAGAAGAAAAAGAAGTTCAATATAAAACGGTAGCACAACAATTACGAGAAGCTATTGAATCAGGTGAAACTGATAAACAGGTAGAATTAATGGAAGCAATGTCAGATTTAAGACAAAGAAAATCTAACGTTCAACCTGAGAAACCAGTTGAAAATACTAATAATGTTGAAGATAGAATTAATTCTCTTCCAGAATTAGCAAAAGATTGGATTGCTAGAAACTCTGGCTGGTGGAATAAACCAGAGCATAGAGATGCTACAACTTTATCTTTTGGTATTGATAATCAATTAGTAGAAGAAGGATATGACGTAAATGATCCGGAATATTATCAAGAACTCGATAAAAGAATGTCAAAGTATTTTCCTGACTTAATAAATCCGCAACAAACAGCAGATAAAAACACTTCACAAGATGATAAAAAGGTTGTATCTTCAGAACAGAAGAGAGTGCAATCGCCAGTTGCAGGTGTTTCTCGATCTACATCGGGTTCTGCTAAGAGCGTTAAGCTATCTGCTGATGATCTAGCAAATGCTAGAAAATTTGGAATAGATATTAGCGATCCAGCGGCACTGAAAAGATACGCAAGGGAACTTGCTAGTCTTTCAATACAGGACAAATAGAAAAGGAGCCTGATAATGACAACTAAAGAAACACGAGATGAGCTTTCTCGTAAAAAAGCTTGGAGACCGCCATCATTGTTAGAGGCGCCACCAGCGAGG